GGTGGCCCTTTTGGTGCCACCAATGAGCATCATTAGATGCTCTGCAATGTTATACGTCAAAATTCATCGTGTACCCTAACACGTATAACTGCTGCGCTAAGCTAGTGACTCCCAACCCACGGCCATTTTTCAGGCTAAGGATTTCTCCACGTTGGGGAAAGGCTTAGGAGTTTTGCTTCTCTTTGCGCAATTTGCCTTTTCCCTTTGAGAGGCGAAGAGTGGGTATTTTCTCCTCGCTCTGACTCGCAGGTAATGAATGAAGTCCGGTTGGAAGGACAGGCCAACCGAACATGACATCGTCACGCGCCGCAAGCCATTGCGGCGTTGTATGATCTGTGACGATGGTTTGGGTAACGTCGGTTTGATCCGGCACTACCTGGTAACCACCGATGAAATACCCCAATGCTTGATAGGGGAGGGCACAGGAATAAGGCACTGTGACCCTGATCATGAAATCATTGGTGGTGGTGTAGACCCCCTGACCGATGTCAGACGGGCCCGTGCGCAATTGCCAATATTCATTTGCCTTAGTATAACGCCGCCACCTAAACCCTCCTGAGGAAAACAGGAAAGCACTACGCATCTGGCCAAACGGCGTTTGCCGAAATTGCCAGTATTGCTGATAGTTCTGGGTTATGGTGGTGGGCTGGGCAGTGAACAGCAACGACATATTTGATTGATACCATCCTGGATTTGGGGACAGCGATGTACTCGCTACCAGGGGTATGAGACCGTATCTCTTGGCTAGATCAGCCATAGAGTCGATCTGTTCAGTCGTTGCATAGGCATTGTCGAAATCTGACGCGCAATTCTCGACGATGGGGGGGAAAGCCGGCTTGAACATGTCATGTATCATGGCCTGCTTCTCTATCTTGGGCTCCGGGTTCTCCAGCGATGGGGCTGCTGAAGACCACTCGGTATCATACATAATGCGACGTGGCATCGCAAACTGTATGTCTTCCGCTCCTGCTACCCATATCAGTAAATAGATCACCGCGTTGCCAGCCGTTGAAGTGCTGGCAATCGCGGAGTCTAACGTAACTGAGATGGATGGGGCTGAGCGAGGAGCTACCCAAGAATAGGGATGCAACCATGGAAGCGTGAAGCAATCCGTAGTATCCCCCTTGACATTGACTACACGTGAGAGCGTGGAGTCATACTCTGTATCTTCGGGAGTGGCCGCAAAGATAGCTTCATTATGATACTGCACGACAAACCGCGCAGAGACAAAAGATGATGTGAAAAACTGCAACATTATCTTAATGCCTCCACGATAGTAAATCGCGTTCAGAGCTGCATAGTCAAGGGGGGTCTTCATCGAAGAATTGTCGGGATGTATCTGGATCAACTGTCGAAGATCCGTAGAATCACCAGAGGTCGTGAAAACCCAATTGGGAATTGCGAGTGATGCGGCCAGTAAACCAGGAATCTGTGCATACTGGGAGAGCGTGAGATTGGAGGACATAGGAATCCGCCGAATCCCAGGATCTTGATACCGGCCGCGATGCATCACGAGCGGAGTTGAAATGTCAGCAATATCAGTAGCGTAGGTGTCTACGTTATGATCTTGAACAAATCGGGACTGAGAGTCTGTGCAATCAGGCTTATCGACGAGGAACGATAGAGCTGAGAACAGAGTGCTAACTCCAGGAATGTGGCGAACTGCGTCGCCGATGGTGATATGTTCGAGCGAATTGACCGTCTCGAGTACAGTATCCTCATCTCCATTCTTGGAGGCAGCAGGATGACGAGAACCACTTGGTCGTGGGATCATCACCTTACTCTGCTTCTCAATTCGAGGGGCTTGCCCGTCGTGAGCGAGAAAGGGGGCGTCTGTCAACTGGAAGGCGGTAACGGTGGGAGCGCTCTGTATGACCGAGGTAGGGTAAGACAACTGAATGTTCTTAAACCTACCCCAGACTTGCAGAGTTATAGAGCTACCCATACCGATATTAGCCTGCGTCAGCTGAGAAAGGACGTCAACATAGAGGGTTATGGGGTGCTGTCCTCCTGCTATGTTGACTGGGACCAACCATTCAAAGGGAAAGGTGTAATCCCAGGATTTGACAACGGCTTGCGCCGATGACGCACTGATCATCGAGGGCGACTGTACGGTTCTTTCGTCAAGACGAAAACCGGTTCCAGCCGGGATGAGAGTGGCCATGAGGGCGCCATAATAAAACTGATTCGTATTCAGTCTGAGAGTGATTTCTACGTCTGCACGTATGAAATTGAACATCTCAATTATGGACTCGTTGTCTGCAACGCCTTGCAATTCCTTGAGGACATCAAGGAAGAACAGGTTGGTACCAGCTGAGGTCGAGATGGTCCAAACAGTGTCTGTGAGAAGACGCTGTCGTTCAAGGATTTTGACGGCTTCGAAAATACCCACGCCATGCATCTTGTCTTGACGACCAGACGTCATGGTTTGGGTAGTTTCACCAACTTCACCAAAGGTCATGGTGGGGGTGGAAAATTCGGATGTCGCCACAGGAGCTGTCAAGGACTGTGGGGAATCTGATTGAATAGTTGTTTTTGCTAGTTCAGTGGCTCGAGAAACGAGCACCGCCGCCGAGCCGAACGGGGTGCCAAGAGGGTCTCCATATTTTCACCAGGAGATAGGGTGTGTCGCTTTCATTCACATGCTAGCGACCTAGCCGGACGCTCAATTAAGAGCCGGAACTTTATAGCCATACCGGGCTGGATGCGAGTTTAAGTCGCGCGACTTCTGAGGTGGATACGTGCATACGTATCAAAATCAGAAATGGCGACGGACAGGTTGAGACGTTTAGCCTCGCATCTTGCCCACGCTGCGACTTGATCGTAGAGAGGGCGTCCATGCTGAAACGACTCAATAAGAGCGGAGCGAATAACGCTCTCTGACGTGATAGGATCGTAATCCTTATCTGTCCACTTGATCATGTTTGCTATGGACTCTTTTGCAAGAGGAGCCAAAACGCCAAGTGGGGAAGGGACAAATCGCCGTTTGAGAAACGTGATTTCGTCAATGCCCTTCTCTCGGACTGCACCTTTATCAGATGCCGTGTATTCCATCTGATAGGTCTCCCGGAAATAGTTACTGAGATACTCGCAAGAGTAGTCAGAATATTCCTTGGGAACCGACAAGAGACTGTCGTCTCCGTGGAAGTAACACACGACAACTGAGAAAGGGACGTTGGGGTGGAGTGCTCGCCACGCCTTGGCATGATAAAGCCAGTTTACGAAGGTATTCATAACGGATGTAAGGAACGATCCGCTACTCATACCCCATGGACGTAAAAAGACGTATGTGCCAAGGACGTGCCAGCATCCACGAACGTTGAGGGCGACTATTACGCGTACTGAGTCTGGTTCTTCGTGAAAGATACAGACCATCGCGCAAAACTCGTCCTCCCCGTCATGCTTGTGAGAAAAGTCATAAGAACCGAAATCTCCATCTCTGAAGACTCGGTCGCCATGACCTACCAGGTTAACGTAAACCTGATCCCATTGTTGCCCGTAGACGTTTAAGCCTATAGTGCAGGGGCAGCCAGATGGGTCCTTTTCAAGCTCGTGAAAGAACATGTCGAAAAACATCTTCGTAACGACAAACAAATCGAGGTCATAAACCGAGAAGAGGCGAGTCTTCCCAAGCTTCACTCGAAGTCTGTCGCGGATCTCGTCTTTCAGAGACTCCTCTATGACACCGGCGCGTACTGGGTTTCCGCTCCTGATGTCATGAAGCATGTTTTCAATCATAAAATCGACCACTGGATCGATAGGGACTTCGGCGTCGCGACCTGGGAAGATCTGACGCCGGTTCTTATATCCCATTTTCTTGAGAGAATAACCAATTGACTTGGTCATATCTATACCCTTTGTGAGCCCGGGTATGCCATAAATGGCGTCAAGTTTAGAGACTACTTGGCCGGCTGTATGCCGGTTAAAGTTCTTTGGCAAGAACCCTGAGTAGTCTTCCAGTGGATCTGGGGCTGGTCCGGAGACGGACTGTGATGTGATCTTTTCGACCGCTTTCGCAAGTGGTGATATGCGCTCTCCATTTTCTCCGGTAAAGGGAGAGAGAGCGGCCGGAAGATCTGTGGTTGGTGGTATGGGGAAAGATTCGAAGTCAAGTGCTGACTCGCGGAGCTTTGTCTCCCCATTGATGAAGGACGCGTACTTATTGGACGGCACGCGACCTAGCCATTGGACTCCATTGGACTGCTTTTCAGGGCATTCCAACAGAGGTCCAGGTATGGGGTCTGTGAAAACCGTTACCTTGGGCACATAAGGCTCAATGTCTGATCGGAAGACATTCTTAGCGTACGTGGTCTGAGCTCGTCGATCGCCGGCTTGGTGAAAGCCAACGATCATTCCGAACTCATCAAGGTAAGGGGATCCGCACAAACCTGGTTCGTTAGGAATGCCGTGAAAGACGAGATCCGTATGGATAGGACCATAGGAATCGCCTGGGTTCGTGTGAACCTCGCGGCTTTCCCAAGAACTGGCATTGATGAGAGTGCATGTGGTGAGGCTCATATGCGGGCGGAGATGCGTCATTTTCACGTGACTGATCTCGCCTGTGGCAAAATGAGCGGTTACTGAAGGGCGTTGGGAGAGTTGCGGTGGAAACTCAAAGATTCCAAAATCACCTCCGATGTTAGCTATAAACTTGACATCAGAGAGAAGGAATCGGCTACGCGACGTAGCTTGCAATCCAACGTACCTAACATCCGTGACGTCTCCTAGTTCGAGGATAACGTGCATCGGGATGATGTAACGTGTGCCTCCGATAGCGTAGCAAAATGAGCAACACTTTGGAGGGAGTGAAAGGGCTTCCGTATTGGAAACCTTGTGGGGTGAGAGGTACAGGGTAATAACATCAAGATTTCTCTTGATGACTTCGATACGATCCTGTACTTGACCCTGGCGTTCAACAACTTGGCCGAGCAAGTGAACCCTAGCAGGCTGGTGCTTCGGGGCTCGAACGAATCGGCGGTTGTTGGGTTTCTTCGCCGCAGGGGCGTTGTCGTATGTCTGCTTTTCAGCAGTGGCAACGTCCTCTACCTCTATAAAAGCGGTAGCGGGCATGAGCATGCGCACGAAAGTATACGCAAGCCCAAAAGAAATGGAAAAGGCAGTGATGCCTACCCCAGTAAGAAGGACTATGGACTGTCTGGTATGGACGTCCACGTAGAAGGCCTGAAGCTCTCCAATATCTGTGGTATTGAAGAGCTTGGGATAGGCCTCTCCTATCTTGTCTCGTAGAGGTGAACAGCGGCGTGCATAGTGCATCCACCACTCGACAAGAAAGGGACCGGCACATTCAGCAAACTGTTTAAGGCTCGTGAATATGGCGGTGCCATAGAAGCGTGCGAACGCTCGTGCTATGGACTTAAGGATGACGGCTGGTAAGGCCACCATCGTCTGTGTGGGGAACCAACTCAGGAGCTGCTGGTAGGCAGCCCCGGGTGTCATGGTGGAGAGTACGATCTCGTCGCACCAATTCACCCAGGAATACTCCTGAGGGGGGAACAACTGAATAAACAACTCGTAATGTCGCTCATTGAAGCTAAGGTCTGGACGCTTCAGGAACTCAACGAATGCTGGTTCAGTTATTCCCCGTGATGAGCTAACCTCACAGAATTCCTCAAAGGTCGCGTGGCGATATATGTGCATAGCGCCATGGATCCCTGGGGGTTGTTCTGCGAGATAACGCGCGAACTGCTCGGAGTTACCGATACATTCGCACCAAGAACTTTCGAGGTTCTCGTCATCACGGGTTATTCCGTCATCGGGCGGTCCGTAGTACTTGTCGGCGAAGATGGTTCTTGACCAAGACCCGGAGGAAGAAGGAAGGGAGGTAGATTGCTCTACCTCCTTTTCCTTCCCCTTCCGATCCTGTGTCTGATCATCATCTTCGTCGCCAAATCCTTGACGGACAATGGACCTACGAGGTCCATTCTTCCGGTTCCTTCTCTTTCCAGAGGAGGGACCAGGGTCGATGGGTGTATAAGTTCGAGATACTGGCGCTACTATCTGAGTGAAAGGTAGTGCGTCCGTTCCGGGTACATAGCAGCGCTGGCTAGCAAATGCACCGTCAAACTTTGGAACGATTCGTGTGGGTTTCTTGACGTGATGTTCCCTATCACGTGCAAGAAGTGCTTCGGCGAAAATGCCAACAAGCTCATCAAAGGTAATTATCCTTTTCTGAGAGTGCTGGCCTTTTTCGAGCAAAACACAGCCTGGCTCGAGGAGGAACTTTTCAGCTCCTTCAGTCGAGTCGACGATTTGAACAGCGATCGATCGGCGAGACTCCAATGCTTGTGGAGACTCTAAACCGAGATCTGCGGTATACAAATCGGGAACGTTTGTGGTGGTGATGAGTGCACGGGAGCGGAAAAAGATCCGTCCCTTGAGATTTAAATCAGCGCACGTGAGGGGCATGGCGAAGGGAGCAATCATCGATATGATGCGGGAAGCGACTGGTCGTCGCTGTTCAACTCCCTGAGCCTGGAGGAAGTCGTCGAGGATGGTATAGAACTGACCTGAATAGGTGTCCCAATACTCCTCGACTGGATCCCATGTGTAGTAATCAGTGGATTGGAATGGATTCTGCACAAAGGATGCCTTCTGGGCAATGAGGTATGCGTGGGTCGCATCCATCAGCTCCATGAGCAGGGTAGTCTTTCGAGTACCCTGCCCGCCATACATACTGAGCCAGACCGTGAGAGGTCTGGTTTCAGCTGCAATGCGAACTCTTTCGAGTCCGCGGCAACATTTCTCAGCTTCCATGCGTGCATGCATGAGGATGCTGGAAACGAAGGGTCTGATGGCTGTCACGGCTTTGGCACCGAGTGATGTGAGGTGATCGCGGGTGATGGGAAATGAATCTATCTCATCCGCGAGAACGAGAATCTCATCACTGACGCCCTTGTCCACAACTGCTTTCACAGCGCGGACACGGGCATCAAATGCGACAACTTCTCGTTCAAGAGCGGTGCGGGGGCGTGGAACGCCGGTGATTGCTTCGACTGCGGAGTCGTACAAATCACGGGCGTTCTCGACGAAATACCGAATTGCTTCGGCATACGACTTAAGCTTGGGAAGGACTCCAACAGACTGCCAAAATGCGCGTTGAGGCGCATTGAAGGCATACTGTCGAGTCCAATCAAGGAAGTCGTATCCTGGTCCAAAATCACCAAATCCCTGTTTTTCAGGCAGGGAGTAGTGAATAAGGACCGCATCTCGAATCTCGTCAGCCTTGGTGGGGAAGGCATGACGAGCATAGAGGTATCCGAGGAAAAGAGCAAGAGACAAGACGATCGCTGACAGAAGGGCTGTCGCGATGGTCTTGTTATCCTGAATGAGCTTAGTGAAAGCATCGATCTTTTCCTTGATCCAAGCAAGGACATCTCGAATGGCGTCACCTACTGCTGTGGCGACGCGATTAAGGGTTGTGTATGTGTTGACTAGATGGGCCGACGGCACGTATGCCGTGGCCATCTCCTTGACAGAGCCAATAGCGGCACTGCCTAGAAGACCAAGGACGTCTAGTAAAAATCCTTGTTTTTCAATGTGAGCGGGTTGTGGATGGCGCTTCACGAACTGCTTCTCAGTGAGAAGGTTCGAGTGAAGGCGAAGGAAAATCCAGGCAACCTTATTGCCGGAATTTGCAAGAATGCGGAGCGAATGTAAGCGATGGGGCTTATTCGCAAGCCAGCATTCAACAAAATCCTTGCACTTCTCGTACTTGGTTGGATAGACAAGGTCGTCCATCCAACAATCGAGAAACGCAAGATACTTTTCAGCATCGGCGGGACGGGAAAGGTCAAGATGATGACCAAACTCATAAACTTCAGAAAACTCCGAAAGCTTTTGAGCATGGCGGCCAACTTGATCATTCTTACGTCGGGCACGCTTCGTACTGGTATGGGTCTTGCGGGACTTATCAGCACGAAACGTACGAAATGAATAATTAATGGATGATATCCTTTCGGAGTCATCATCCGGGTGGTATGAGGCAAAATCAGAAACAATCTGTGAAGAGTCTATTTCTGATTCATCAGCGAAGCGACGAGCTTCCTGGAGATAGAGGGACAAATGCAATGGTCTAAGCGAGTCATTCACGATGCTCTCAACGAGCGGTGTGAAGAGGCGAGACGAAAGAGGTGAGCCTGCTGCAACGGCAGGAGCGTCAGTAATCCTTTCGGAGTCTACTGGGATGTCGGATGACATCTCGTCGTTTGGCTGGTATCGGGAGCCACCCATTCTACGGTTGTAGGTTGTACTTTCCATGAGGGTCCTAAAAAGTCAAACTGAACGGGCTGCGCACAGAATGATGGTAAGAGGATTTCCTAAAGCAGAAGCACGAGTTAAAAGAGATCAGCTCTAATTAACAGGGTCGACGACAGGCCAATAAAGGCCGTCGAAATAACTGGTTCCAGTGACGAAGTAAACTTCTATCAACTGGTATACGCGAGATCAACTCGCGGTCATAAGCCAGTGACTATCCATGTGTCGAAGTTGGATAGACGCGTTACAAACGCACAAATGAAATGATTGGAGGACTTTGACGGACAGTAGCGGTTAAGCTACTGCCTATCACGTAATGTACTTATTATAGCGCTCATCAAGCGCAATTGGGGTTATTTATGGAAAAAGAAAGATATCAGAGATTCTACAAAACTCCAGAGGATCATCGAATGATTCACAAAAACTGTGGAGGATCAATGATACTGAAAGAGGCCTTACG